CTGACCACGCTGTTCGCGCTGTCGAACCTGTGGATGGCGCGCAAGAGGCTGATGGGTTTGGGTAAGGTGCGCCTGTAACGGGGCAAACCGGGCTGAAAAGCCCGGTAAACCGATAAAAAGGCCGCAGAGCGCCTCAAAAATGATGTGTTGGTGTGTTTTCACGCCTTCTGACCGAGAACAGCTGCCTTGCTCGGAGCTTCCTTAGAGCTTAGGACTCATCTGCATGACAAAGGATATGACGCTTTTGGGTCCCCGGTGTCAAAAGCTAGCTCGCGTTTTCACCGATTTCTGAGCTTTATCACATCGTCACGAAAGATTCCTTATCCTCCGCTGAAAATTGCTCAAGTGTGTAGCGCGCTGGAAAGTCTCTTTTCAACCAGCACCAGTGAATTAACACACAGGCTTTCGGAACGGGTGGCACACTTCTTGGGAGGTACAGCAGAGGTCATGGAGGGCCGCTACCAATTCATGAAGAAAGCTTACGCGATCCGTTCCCAGGTCACACACGGGTCTCATATAAAAAAATTAGATATAGATGCGTCACCTGTAATAAGCGAAGGGCTTTTGGATCTTTGTCGGGAGATCGTATTTTTGATCCTTCGTGATTCGACTAAGCAGGCAGTTGTGTACGGCTCCAATGAATTCATCGAGGATTATTTTAGAAAGGCTCTATTTCGTTGACGTAGAGGGCGAATACCAGCACGCCCTTGCGGCGGCAGAGGTCGGTAAGGGCATCCCAAGGGGCTGTGTACCCGAGCTGCTTTACGCTTTGATCGATGTTGTCCCACGCGACGGCCTTGGATACCTCGGCCTTTGCCGCGCGTCGCGCTTCGATGCGGGCAAGGATTTTCCGGCAGCGCTTGCAGGTGACCATTTCTGTGTAGGCGGTGAGATGTTCGGGCCAGAACTCTCCCTGGGTGGCGCAGAAGGCGCGATCAGAATTATCGACGTCTGGGTCGTAGTGAACAGCTCTCGCCGCCATGTAGTTGCTCCAGGCTGCCGCCCGCTTGCTTAGGCGTTCAGCTCAATGGGTGAGGGTGGGGGTTAGGCGGCTTAGGCTTTTCGGTCAGATGGCAGAAACACAGGGATAACCGCGGCCTGCTCACGAATCGCGTGCATATCGGCTTCTTCATAGCCCCAGATGTTGGAGTCGTCGAAGCGCTCAGGCCCCAGCCAGCCGAGGGGCATCTGCTTGCCCTCACAGATGTAGTCATGGAAGCGTTCAACCAGAGCCTTAAGGGTGCCGCCGTGACTGAAACCTTTCCAGCGTCCGCCCCACTGGGTAGGGTGGGTGAAAATGCGCTTGCCGGTGTAATCGTCAATTAGCCAAACTTTGCCGCGCTGATCGACTTCCAGGCTGGCGTAGCGCTGGTTTGATTCGTTGAAAAAGAACCTGCGCCCGTGGCCGCCAATGATCTTGATCACCTGATTGACCTGCTCGCACCGCTGGCGCTTATTCCACAGGCTTTTCTCGGTGTACCTTGCACCGCGATACTCAGGCTTCGGCTCGTACTGAGTTGGCCTGATCACGGCGGCGAGCAGCTTCGACCAGACGCCAGCCCTATTTGGAAGGCAAAGCCCGTGCTCTTTGGCGTCATACTCGACGTTTTCACATAGCTCGATAACCAGTTCCGCCGGTACTGCGATGTTGGAGCAGCCGCTGTTGTAGTAATCGAGGCGGTCCAAAATACTGGCCTCGGTATAGACGCCAGCCGGCTCCAGCTTCCAGCAAGAGCCTTTGTCGTTACCCTCCCAAAGGGTGATCGCTTTATCGCGGCGCTTGGTGTGCTTGAGGCTGAGCACGATGTATTGGTTCATGGCGTTTCTCCAGGCATGCGCCGCCCTCCGTGTCCGGTGGTGGCAAATAGGTTTGGGATGGGGTATTAAAGGTTGCCGGCATGGAGCCGGTTCAAATGGAGCAACAATGTGAAGGTGTTCATAAGCTGGTCTGGCGAGAAAAGCCGAATAGTTGCAGATCTAATGAGCGTATGGATAAAGTGCGTTATACAAGCATCTGAGCCGTGGATATCAACTAAGCATATAGATTGAGGCGCGCTCTGGTTTTCGGAGATAAATGATAAGCTTAGGGATGTGTCGGTAGGTATTGTTTGCTTGACTATGGAGAATAAAGACAGGCCGTGGATACTATTTGAGACTGGCGCACTAGCTAAAGGGATCTCAAGTAATAGGATATGTACATTTCTTATTGATTTGGAGCCTGGAGATTTAACCGATCCTTTGGCTCAGTTTAATCATACAAAAGCCAATAGATCAGACATGTTCGAGCTTGTGAAAACCCTTAACGCCTGCTTGGATGAGCGTCGTCTGGACGATGCAGTTCTATTGAGGGCTTTCGACGTGTACTGGCCGAGTTTTGAAAAAGATTTCACTGAGGCTGTGTCATTTCTGCCAGTTGCAGACGCTAAGAAAAGGCCACAAAACGATGTTCTAATGGAGATACTTGATACGACAAGAGGTTTGAGTCGGCGCATTGGCGCGCTTGAGATCAACAGCTTGAATGCGGCGAGTAGTATTGAGGTAAGCAAGTTTACAAGAGGCAGGAGTTTAGCGTTAAAAAATCAAGCAAGGAATATGATGAACCTCGGGATCCCTACGACGGATATTCGGAGGTTTTTAATAGAACAGGGTATGCCGACAATTGAAGCATATAGTTGGTTGAATCGGGTTGTCACTGAGGCTGCAGAAAAGTCTCCAGGCGCTGGCGACGATTTTGAAGGCGAGAGTTAACGAATTACAGTTTCAGTTTGGAAGTCTGGGATCTGACGCGTCAGTTCCAAGCATTCGATCCTGATCGGCAGGGCTGGCGCGCATGAAGTAAAGCCCTAGGTTCTGCCAAGCTTCCTGCGGGCTGTTGATTCCGTTGCGCTTCATCGCGGCTGACATGCCGGCCTTGACGCCGGACGCGAGGCTGATGGATACCTTCTCAATCCCGAGCCGTTCCGCCTCGGCTTTCTTTCGATCCCGATAGTCCTTGGAGTGCTGCGCCTGGGTCTTTGGCGTGCGCTTCATTTCGGGCTTGGCCCTTGCAGCGGGTACCGGTGATGCTCTTCAGCTCGAATTGCTGGTCACTGCATTGGGGTTGATGCTTCATCAGGCAATGCGGAGCCTGGAGCTTGCCCGCCGTATAGAAGTTCTTTCCGGGCCTGCGGCTATCTACCAACAGAACAACCGCCGCGGCGCCGGTGGAACGAATTACACAGGGGATTGACCATGATGACTCGCAACACGCTGCACCGTCCGCTGGGTGAAACTGAAAACATGCTCGAGCAGTGGGGATACTGGCGGATGGATGGAATGGGTGTGCCCAGCTATGCCTCGCCCACGCTCGCCCTGATGCGGGATGCCATGCCGATGCCCGGTAAATCGTATGTGATCACCGATGAGCTGGCCGGGCTTGTTGACGCGGCTGTAGCTGGCCTGTGCAAACGTCACCAGCAGATGGGCGACATGGTCTGGTTCTACTACGGCGCGAAGTGGCCAGCGATCCGTGTTGGTCGCCATTTCTCAATGAGCGAAGGCAAGGCCCGCGAACTGATCAAGGCAGGTGCAGCCTGGGTGGATTGCTATTTGGAGGGAGTTCGAGCAGCAGCGTAAAAAAGGGTTGTCCATATGGAATAGCTCTGTTTTCATGGCACGGTGTTCAGCTGTACCAGCGCGACACGATGACAATTAGACCTCAGCCAATCGCTGGGGTCTTTCGTTTCAACGTTACGAAACTCTAAACTCGTTTACGCAAGCCACATCGTAATTCAAGCTCTCGTAGTAATCGATCAAAGCCTTAAGCATCTGAGGTGCTGCACTGCGGGATGAGTGAAGCTCACCAAGATGAGGATCGAACAACTTGAACTGATCTCCTTCACAAGAACAAGCGATTCCATGACCTTGAAGGTTTCCAAAGCGTAAGCTCAGTAAATGCTTTCTGCCTGCCTGAGCCACATCGCTTGCTACTGTCTGGGCCATTCGCGCAATACCACCTGATGCATCAACAATTTTAGGTCGTCTACGTAATGAAAAACCCGCATTTTCCAGAATGGCGGTGCTGGCAGTGAATAACGGGGCTTCATCATCATTTGAAAGTGCAGAGGCCAATGTATTGTTAAAGACCTGATGTCTCTGTGCTCCGTTACTTTGCCCCGCTCCATGATAATCAAGGTGGTCCATTCGTGATTGTGCGTTGCCGGAGTTGCTCATTAAAAGCCACTCAGTGGAAAGGCCAGTGCAGATATCGTCTCTATTGACATCTCTTGGAGCTACCGCAAAATCATTGATGTTTGTGTGCCTAGTAGAACTACCTCCTTGACTTACGCTTGAAGAATGTGCGCACCCTTTATCACCCAATATTAGTGCTAGAAACGGATGTATCCCTCTGCTTCTTGGCTTTAGAGCTAAGTCTAAAGGCATTTCTCGGCTCGTTTCCGAATGCCCAGCCTGAGGTGTGCTCGATGCTTGTGGAGCATGGTTGTCTTGATAATGCACAGTAGCAAGCGCTGGTGTTGCCATGTTTATCTTCATGTATACCTCGAATTTTTCCCGTTACGGCTTTTGGCTTAAAAGCTGTCCAGCTATCCTAAAAGCACTATTTGAGTGTCCTAATTACCCTCCCGGTTCCATAGGGCTATGGCTGGGCAGGTCGAGAAAATCAAACCGGTTGCTGAAACTGTCCTTGACATTCTGCGCAAAGAGCTCAAGCCCGGCGGAATCCTTTACCGCCGCTAACTTGCCCATTGGGCAAACCCAGAACCCGCCATTGAGCGGTCTTTATTTTAAACCCCCGAAAGGGCGGAACCCGGACGCGCACCATGCCCGAAAAGAACCCCGACTTATGGGCGCAGGTCTGGATGGCCCTATCTAACCCACTTTGGCAGGGCGCGATCATGGCCGTCATCGTCTCACTACTGCGAATCCTCTACGACGCAAAAGAAACCAGCAAACGCCGGATCTTCTTTGAAGCGCTGATTTGTGGTGCGTTGAGCTTGGTCGCGTCCAGCCTTATTGAGTGGATGGCCTGGCCGCCCAGTCTATCAGTGGCTGCCGGTGGAACCATCGGCTTTCTTGGCGTTACCGCCATACGCGAATTGGTCACACGGTTCATTGGCCGCAAGGTGGACATCACATGAAGGCTATTGCCGCTGCAATCATCATCGGCCTTGTCGGCCTACTGCTCGTCGGGATCCAGCAGTACCGCGTTGTCGCCCTCAGTGGTGCCATGCAGTTGGAGACCAAGAGCAAGAACGACGCCCTCGCTGCCAATAAAGAGAGCGAGGCGACCATTACCACATTGCGAGCAGAAGCCAAGCGTAATGCCAACTACCAGGCTGACCTGAGCCAGCGACTCAAGGCCAGTGAAGAAAAAGCCAGACGGGCGAGGAAAGACTTTGACGAGCTCAAACGTACCAACAAGCCCGTTCGTGATTGGGCTTCTCAGCCTCTGCCTGACGGCCTGCGTGGGAAGCCCGCAACCGGTGCTGGTAAGGACAACAGCAGTAAGGCTCGAACCCCCTGAGCTAACCCCCTGCGAGCGCGTCAAGGCTGATGAGGCCTATCTGCGGCTGAACGGCGATGTCTGGGAGTTGAAAGACCAGGCCATCAAACTGTTGGATACGTGCGCCGACCAAGTCGATGCACAGATACAACGTAGCAAATCAAAGTGATGGCTTGAGATAGCAAATGCTCAAGGGATTGACCGTTTGATTGAACTTGCCAAAGATGATATGGGCTGCGGTCTCGCGGTCAGCTCATCGTTCAGGTGAGATAAGTTGTGTAAGCGCGCCACATGTTCCTTTTGTTCTACTACTGACTCTTTGATCTTCAAAAGTAGTTCATTAACTACTGGGTCTTCTGATATGTAGTTGTCCGTTATCTTTAAGATTGTTTCTGACAATAGTTGTTGGTTTTTGATAATTTGATTTAAATCGGGCATGGCTCCTCCTGAGCAATCACATCGATTTTGTGTGTTCAGTTCACTATGTGAATATCGGCATAGGCTTGATCGGCTTGAGGGGTGGTCATTGAATTCAGCTGAACGGTGTCAATCAACGGTTTTCTTGAGGTGGTTGGTGATGAGCTGCAGTGGATGCGCCTCTCGGCGCGAGAGGTTTCAAAAGTGGAGCAAGGTGGCATATGAACGAGCACAGCAACTCCTTGCTAAGCCAGATCCTGGCCGAGCAGGTGAAGCAGACCCAGCTGCTACAGCGGATGGCAGAGCAACAGACGCTGCTGATCGACGCACTGAGTGAAGAAGAGCCGGAAGACCCCGATACCCAGCCCCGCACCTACTTGGACGGCACACCATGCCGTTGAGGCCGCAGAAACCGTGCAATGCCCAGGGCTGCAACACACTGACCCGTAACCCTCGGTACTGTGACGCCCATAAGGATGTAGGCAAGCAGTTCGAAGTGAAGCAGCGTGAGAAGCAACGCGAGACCAGCAGCCAGCGCGGCTACAGCTACAAGTGGCAGCAGGCCCGTAAGTCCTACCTTGCAAAGCATCCGCTGTGCGCTGAGTGCGAGCGTCAAGGACTGGTGGTAGTGGCCAGTGACCTTGATCACATCGTGCCTCACGGCGGTGACAAGGATGCCTTCTGGGTTCGATCCAACTGGCAAGGCCTGTGCCACCCCTGTCACAGCAGGAAAACGGCGGCAGAGGACGGCGGATGGGGCAACGCCATGGCTAGCCGGTCGCGCTGACCGAAATGAGATAGATTCTCGTCGATTTTCACGGAAATGCACCTATCTGGTGCGTGCTCCGGTCTGGTGCGGCGGGGGAGGGTCAAAAGTCTGGTCCTTTTGGCTTCTAGACCGCGCCCTCAGTCGTTTTTTTACACCCGCGAAATTAAAAATTCTGGAGTTGCGCGATGGGAGGTACCGCCACGGTCGCCGGCCGTGGTCGCAAACCCAAGCCGACCGCCAAGAAAGCACTAGCCGGAAATCCCGGCAAGCGCGCGCTGAATAAGGCCGAGCCCGCTTTTTCGAAGATCACAAATGTTGATCCGCCCGAATGGCTCAGCGACCGCGCTTCGCAGATGTGGAAGATGATTGTTCCCGAGCTTCTGCGCGAAAACGTGGTTGCGATAACTGATTTACACAACGTCGAAGCGTTCTGCGTTGCATACGACAACTGGCGAATGGCGCAGCAGTCAGTCCAGGCCCACGGCATCGTGGTTACCGGTGCCACCGGCGGCCCGATGAAAAACCCGGCACTGACCGCGGCGAACGAAACGATGCGGCAAATGGTTACGTTCGGTTCGATGCTCGGCCTTGACCCAGCCAGCCGCACGCGTCTGATCGGAGGAAACAAGGAAAAAGAGACCAACGAATTCGCCGAACTATTGAGATCCTGAATGGCCAAGTCCGCCCACCCCAACGTTGATAAAGCGATGGTGTGGGGTAGGTCTCTGCTACGTGGGAAGGTGCCAGCTTGTCGCTACATCCATCAGGCAGTGCAGCGCCATTTCGATGACATTGCAGCCAGCCGCAAGCGCGGGTTCAGATTCAAGTTCGATCCGGCGAAGGCTGAGAAAAAGCTCAAGCTGATCCAGCTGCTGCCACATACCAAGGGTGAATGGGCGTTCAAGCGTCAACGGATCACGCTCGAGGGGTGGCAGCTGTTCGGGCTGGCCGTTACGTTTGGTTGGGTCAAAAAGAAAGGGGGGCACCGCAGGTTCCGTGAAAGCTACTGGGAAGTGCCGCGCAAGAATGGCAAGTCAGTCGTAGCCGGTGTCCGAGCGCTTCCAAGCCTGGCTGAACTCGAAACACCTTGAGGTTACCGATGGTGCCGAGATCGATTACCACGAAATTCTTGAAGACACCAAAGAGGCGAATCAACACGCACCGCTGCGTGAATCGCCCATCGACCCGCATGGGGCTACGTCAAATGCTGTATGTGTATACAGTAGTTGAGTGATTCGGGTTTGGGGAGTGGTGTTCGTCGGCAGGACGCCGGGAGGGTAGGGTTTACGACGAATTGCGGAGCGGCGTCAATTATTGCGGAGCATGAAGCTCAAGGGGTACGTTACGAAAGTTACATAACCCCTTGATTTTAAATGGTGCCCCGAGCCGGGGTCGAACCGGCACGTCCAAAGGACGAGGGATTTTAAGTCCCTTGCGTCTACCAATTTCGCCATCGGGGCGGTAGCGCCAAGAGCAGGGAATATATACACCCGGCCCCCATGAAGCAAGCTTGAAAGCGTCACAAATGACTCGGAATGCCGCTTTTTTGCCTGCCGGAAATGCTTGGTAAATCATGAGGCTACGAAATTTTATTGGAGCAAAGGCTGACTTGCAGCGTTCAGACGGCTCAGGCTTTGCTCTCTTTCACCACCGCATCGTTCACTACAGCCTCGACCTTGTCAGCCAGTATTCGCAGGTAGCTCGCCAGGGCGACTTCCTCCAGGCGCAGGCCTTTGCGTTGCCGGGAGCGGGGGAGTTTGGCCAGGTTGCCGAGCAGGAAGCCTTCCAGTACTGCGGGGTGGATGTAGCATTTTCGGCAGATGGCAGGGGTGTTTCCCAGTTGTTTCGAGACCGCCTTGACCATATCGACGATGTGCCGCTTGGCGTCGGCCTCCGGCTCCCAATGCAGTTTCTGCAACGTCGCGAGCGCCAGCGCACTCGCTGCCCAGGTCCGGTAATCCTTGGCGGTGAAATCCGAGCCGGTAAGGCTTTGCAGGTAGGCGTTGATATCGGATGACGTCACCGCATGGCGCACGCCATCTTCGTCCAGGTACTGAAAGAGGTTTTGTCCCGGCAATTCCATGCAACGCTTGATCACGTTGGCCAAGCGCCGGTCTTTGACGCTGACCTTGTGTTCAACGCCGCTTTTACCCCGGAACTCAAAGAGGATCTGGCCGCCCTTTACCTCGACATGCTTGTTGCGCAGCGTGGTCAGGCCGTATGAGCGGTTTTCCTTGGCGTACTGGCTGTTGCCGATGCGGATCAGCGTCGCATCCAGCAATGAAATGACCGTCGCCATGACTTTTTCCCGGCCCATGCCCGGCTGCGCGAGTTGTGCTTCTATCTGCTTGCGAACCTTGGGCAGCGCATGACCGAACTCTATCAGGCGCGAGTATTTGTCCTGGTCGCGTATCTCGCGCCAGCGCGGGTGGTAGCGGTATTGTTTGCGGCCGCGTGCGTCACGTCCGGTAGCCTGCAGGTGGCCCATCGGGTCGGCACAGATCCACACATCGGTGTAGGCGGGCGGGACTGCCAGCGCGTTGATGCGCTTGATCTCCGACTCGTCCTTGATGCGTTCACCTTCAATGTTGAAGTAGGCGAATTTGCCGCGCAGTACCTTGCGCGTAAGGCCCGGCTGAGTGTCGTCTACATAATGCAGGTCACTGGCGGGCTGGCTGATGGCAGTCGAGTCAGGCAT